CCACAAAGAGGTCGTAGTAATAACTCAGTATTATTATTGAGAAGTGAAGTTAAAAAAGAACAATTCAATTACTTAGTTCAATTAAACGACGGAGCAAATGATATTGGTTTTGTATTTGCAAACAGTTGGTTTGATATGTTCAATCCATGTTTTGAAATTTTAAAAATTCCAGTATTAGATACAATTGATTTTGGTAAAATTAAATATGATGAAGTTGATCAATATGTTAAAGACAATAAATCTAAATTTGGTATCCAAGGTTGTAATTTAACTGAAATTAATGCTGAGAAGGCAACAACAAAAGAAAAGTTTTTAAAGGCTTGTAAAGACGCATCTTTTTTAGGTACATTACAGGCGGGTTATACTGACTTCCCTTATTTAGGTGAAACAAGTAAGGCAATCTTTGAAAGAGAGGCTTTATTAGGTGTTAGTATCACAGGTTGGATGAATAACCCTAAATTATTTAATGCTGAATTATTAGAAGAAGGTGCACAAGCAGTAAAAGATGCAAATAAAGAATTGGCGGCGGTAATTGGTATTAATCAAGCGGCAAGAACCACTTGTGTAAAACCATCAGGTAACGCGTCGGTAGTATTAGGAACCGCATCAGGTATCCACCCTGAACACTCTGAAAAGTATTTCCGTATTATGCAATTGAATAAAGAAAGTAATACTGCAAAATGGTTAGAAGAAAATATGGCATTCTTATTAGAAGAAAGTGTATGGTCATCTACTAAATCAGATTACGTTGTTTTTGTTCCTGTTGAAAATCCAAAAGTTGGTTTATTTAAAAAGGATATGAAAGGAATTAAACATCTCGAATTAATTAAATTAGTTCAACAACATTGGGTAAACGCTGGAACTAATCCTGAGTTATGTACTTATATGCCTGTAAACCACAACACATCTTGTACAGTTATTATTGATGACAAAGATGCAATTGTTGATTATATTTGGGAACAAAGAGATTTCTTTACCGCAGTTAGTTTCATGTCAGATTACGGAGACAAAGATTTCAATCAAGCACCTTTCACATCAGTATTGAATTTAAATGAAGTTATTGAAACATATGGTAAGGGATCATTATTAGCATCAGGATTAATTATTGATGGATTACATTACTTCAATCAAAATCTATGGATAGCTTGTGATACATTGTTAGATAGAAGTATTCCATTAACGGGAACTAGAGAACAAGTAATATTAAAAGAATATTGGTTGTCAAGAGCTAAAAAGTTTGCTAAGAATTACTTCAAAGGTGATATGAAGAAAATGGTTTATTGTTTAAAAGACGTTCACTTATTCTATAAGTGGGAAACAATTACTCGTCAATTTAAAGAAGTTAATTTCGGTGAAATTTTGGATAAACCACAATACAAGAGTATTTCCGATTATGCGGCTCAGGCTTGTTCCGGTACTCAATGCGACGTAACAAGTATCTAATGAAATTAGAAAAAGGAATTGATTATTACATAGATGAGAAGTCGGGGCTTATGGTCCTGACTTCTTTGTTTTTACAGAAACGAGGGTATTGTTGTTCCAACAAATGCTCAAATTGTCCTTATGACCCACCTCATATTATAAAGGGAAACTCAAAAATAAAAGAGGATACATAACCATTTTGGGTTTGTTTATATTTATTGAATATGGCAGTAACATACGGTATAGATTATCCATTTAGAGACAGTCCAAAGGGAGATTATTTAAATATGACAGAAATTCCTGAAAAAGAAATCAGGGCCAATTTAATACACCTTATTTTAACAAGGAAGGGTAGTAGATATTATTTACCTGATTTTGGTACAAGGATATATGAATATATTTTTGATCAAAATGATACCGTAACATATAATATTATTGAAGAAGAAATAAGAGAAGGAGTAAAGAAATATATTCCCAATTTAGAAATTAATAGTATATCTATAATGTCGGCCGAAGATGACCCAAATAAAGAAAGAAGTATTTCACAAAATGAGGATGAAAGATTATTTAGAGTTTCTGAAGAATCGACAAAACCTTACACTGCGGTTGTTAAAATAGACTATAGTGTAAATAACGGATCATTTTCTGTATCCGATTTTATAATTTTAAACATATAAGATGAGTAAACAAATATCATACGCAACAAGAGATTTCCAAGGTTTAAGAGATGAATTAGTTACCTTAACAAAAAACTACTATCCAGATTTGGTTAAGAATTTTAATGACGCCTCAATATATTCGGTATTATTGGACATTAATGCGGCGGTTGCAGATAATTTACATTATCATATTGATAGAGTTTGGCAGGAAACAATTTTAGATTTTGCACAACAAAAACAATCATTATATCATATTGCAAAAACATATGGTTTAAAATTACCAGGTGTAAGACCATCTGTGGCTTTATGTGATTTTTCAATTACAGTACCAGTTAGAGGAGATAAAGAAGATGTTAGATATTTGGGATTATTAAAATCAGGTGCACAAGTATCGGGAGGAGGACAAATATTTGAAACAATAGATGATATTGATTTCTCAATTCCATTCAATAAAAAAGGAGAACCAAATAGACTAAAAATACCTAATTTTGATGCTAATAATAAATTAATATCATATACAATAACAAAAAGAGAACCTGTTGTTAATGGTATTACAAAAATTTATAGAAGAGTAATAAATCAAATTGATCAAAAACCTTTTTTGAAATTATATTTACCAGAACAAAACGTGTTAGGTGTAACATCAGTAATTCATAAAGATGGTACTACATTCACAAGTAATCCAACTTCTAATGAATTTAATAGTGACACAAATAAATGGTATGAAGTTAAATCTTTAATGCAAGATAAAGTTTTTATTCCAGACCCAACCGCAGTATCCGATACTAATAATTTTACTGCGGGTACTTTTATTGATGTTAATAATAAATTTGTAACTGAATATACACCTGAAAATTATTTTTCATTAACTTTTGGATCTGGCACTGTTAATCCATTAGATAATTTAGATAATTACATGACAGGTCAATTGAAAGTAAATTTGGCTAGTTACCTTAATAATTTATCATTAGGTGCGGTACCAAAAATTAATACAACCTTATTTGTAAAATATCGTGTAGGTGGAGGTAAAGATAGTAATTTAGGTGTTAATGTTATTACAAACGTAGATGATGTTGAATTTATAGTTTCAGGACCAGTATCTTCATTTAATTCACAAGTAATAAATTCATTAAGAGTAATTAATATTACACCAGCGGTTGGCGGTGCAGATGCTCCAACAATTGAGGAAATACGTAATATGGTTTCTTACAATTTTGCGGCACAAAATAGAGCGGTTACATTAAATGATTATAAATCTTTAATTGAAACAATGCCATCTACATATGGTGCACCAGCTAAAGTTAATGTAATGGAAGAAGATAATAAAATTAGAATTAAATTATTATCATATGATGATAAAGGTAATTTAACTGATACGGTTTCTAACACATTAAAATCCAATATTTTATCATATCTTTCTGAATATAAAATGATAAACGATTATATTGATATTGTTAGTGGTGAAGTTATCGATATGGGATTACAAATTGACTTAAATATTGATAAGAACGCAAATCAAACTGATATTATTCAAACAGTAATAGATGATGTTATTAAATATTTTGATTATACAAAACGTAAAATGGGTGATCCATTATTTGTAGGTGCGTTAAATAAAATTATTGGAGGAGTTACAGGAGTTGTAAACGTAATAGACACTAGGGTTTATAATAAAGTAGGAGGAGAATATTCACTATCTGAAGTTTCTCAAGCTTATAAAGATGTTACAACTAAAGAAATAACTCAATCTGATAATATCATATTTATGAAATCCAATCAAATTTTCCAAATTAGATTTCCAAATAAAGATATTCAAGTTAGAGTTAAAACATTAGGAACGGCTACATTTTAAAATGTTTTTTAGTTATAATATATAGAAAATCACATAGTTTCTATTTATTATAAGAATGATACAAAAACATAGAATTTCTACAAATTTAGGGGTAGATCAAAAAATTACGGTAGAGTTAAAACAAGATTTTGATGTTTTAGAGATATTATCTTTAAAATTCACTCAAAGTGACATTTACACATCTACGTGTTCTGACTATGGAGTTGTTTGTGGTAGAGTTACTGCAAATAATGGTTTTGGTTTAGGTAATGTAAGAGTTTCAATATTTGTACCGTTAGCAACAGAAGATCAAGATGATCCTGTTATTTCTAAATTATATCCATATAAAGAAATAACTGATAAGGATGAAAATGGATATAGATATAATTTATTACCATCAAGACAACAACATGGAGGACACAATCCAACAGGTACGTTTCCTGATCAAAATAATATTTTATCAAGAGAAGAAATTTTAGAAGTTTACGAAAAATATTATAAATATACTGTTAAGACTAATACTGCGGGTGATTTCATGATTTGGGGTGTACCTGTTGGTGCACAAACAATTCACATGGATGCTGATTTGTCAGACGTGGGTTGTTTCTCATTAAGACCTTATGATTTTATTAGACAAGGT